TGTTCTATCTTTGGAGTAAGTAATATAATTACTAGGTGAGGTAACATTACCACTACCGTCAAGAGTAACAAGTTCGTCATTAAGATAAATGTCACCAATAGCATTAACTTCATGCCCAGCTACTGCGACTAGCTTATGTAGAAACTTATTATTATTTGTTGTCTCTTGATAGAAGGTAATCCCACCAACACGGGTAGCACCATAGATGTTACTTGTAGCAGCGGCGGGTGAAAGTGCATTAACAGAAGCATAACCAGCGCCAGCAGCGCCCGCTTTTGCTTTTGGGGCCAGTGCGTTTAGAGCATAACCTGCTGCAATGTTCACTGCTAAGTTAGCTGCAACAGACCCCCAAAAACCTGTGATGGCCATCCCAGCAAAAGTGCTGCCGACAGCAAATGTTCCAGTTAAAGCCCCGATCAAAGAAGGAATTAACACTTGTGGCATTATTCAAGACCCCAGCATAAAAAATCACTTCTTGGCTTAAAGAATACCAAACCTTCAGCGCCAACAAAAGCGCAGTATTGATTGACGCTCACGCCAAAAGAATACTTGAATATATCTGAGTCTTCCATTGGCATCGCTACGATTGCACCCCTTGGTGGAAATTTAGTGTAAATTCTGTTTAGCCTATCATCAATTGCATTGACTATATCAGAATATTCTCGTTGTTGCATCCACCTATAATATTTTAATGATGCGCCTTTTTTGTTATCATATCCACCAAGATCTCCATCCGCAAATCCGCTATTACGTTGAACGTGGCAAGCATTGTTTGCAAATGTTATGCAATCGTGGAACCCCCATTGAAAAGGCTCAAGTCTGACCTCATCAAGATATGCGGCCAAGCGCAAATCCCAATCATGAAATCTCACGCCTTCCTGCCCCAAGACAATGGCTTGTCCTGAAGATCGGGTATAAAATCAAATGCAAGATCGCCAGCATACCTGGCCTTCTGGCTTGCCGACGTATAGCGCTGCACCCGTGGTCGATCTAAGTCAATCAGCTTACTTTCGACTGCCAAACTTATAATGCTAGTGTCTGGGCCTTCCTCAATTGCCATCTGATCCATATAGCCAGTAAACAAAGTTGTAAGCACGTTTGGATCGCCCGTAGAAATATCAATTGCTGAACTATCTTCCAGCAGGATAAAGCTGCCATCTTGCTTCAACAAGAAGTCTTTATTTGCACCGATCATGCCGAACTTAATATAGCATAGCCGCCCCTGATACGGCTCTTGCAGGGCTAGTGCCAATATTTCTGTGGGAATGCCGCTTAAAGTAAGAGTGGCCCCAGCAGCGGCAATATCAGCGGTTTCCTTAACTTCACTGATCTGCAACATACTACCAGTGCCAGTGTAAGTAATATCGCCAATAGTAAGATCGCCAAGGCCAGTCCAAAAGTATAACGGGCCAGCCTCTATATTTTCGCCGTTAAAATCAATCGTGCGAGTGTCGAACATAAGTTCAACGGCGAAGAACGGGTAGACTTCAGGTTCCGATAGTGCTGCTGTTAAACCTGTTGTATCGCGTGTCATGTTATTGCCTCAATAGCTGCAAAGGTGATGCCGTAAATTGATGCGTTATTGATTGACCAATCTTGTTCACCTGAATTAAGCCTAAACCTACCAACGCAACTTGAGGTGATAACTGTATCGCCGTCTTCTGGTGCAGTTCTAATAGATGGCCATATATCAAGTGATGCCTGACCGCTGGAATTTGTATTTACGTCTTGCAAAATCTTGTGCAGGGTTGCCGTCGAAGCTGCCCCTAGCTGAATATAATCGCCAGCCTTGATCCAGCCTGTTATGCTGGTGGCGCAGCCATCAATCGTCAATGAGGAACCAACTTGACTTGCCCCATTTACAACTGGTGTGCCACCAACTGAACCGCGTGGCGATGATCTAAGCGGATCGCCCATTAAGAATGTGCCAGCACGACCGTTTAGCGAAAGCAGCCAAGCAATCCATTGTTCTGCATTTTCATATTTCATAGGCGGAAGTTGAACTTCAGCTTCCCAGCGCTGGCCGCTGTGATTATGTATCTGCTGCTTGTATGTGAAGGGCGACATCGTCATTGCGGTTTGATTAACTGCACGCAGGGTTATGCCAGCAATCCCGGTATGAGATGGTAAAGTGCGCGGATAAGAAATCGCCATTAGAATGCTCCTGCAAATGCACCGCCACGGCGTTTAGCGTCCAATACTGCGGCCTTACTTGCTGCGGCTATTTGCGGCATAAGTCCCATGATTTCAGCGCGCACTGTTTGCTGCACGCCAGTTGTTACGCTGATGTTCTGCACTACCGTCACACCACCACCACCTTGCCCATTGGGAAGCACTGTAGCGGTGCGTGAAGGCACTACGATCTCTGGGCCGTTCTCACCTACCAGATATGGTTTGCCACCCGTTACAGGCCCGCCCATAGCGCGTTTGCCTGCAAATGGGTTTGACCATTCAGTGAAGTCACCACTTACCCCCTTTGAGAAGCCCATCACACCGAGTAATGAGTTTACCATTCTTTGCACAACCAAGACTTGATAAAGTTGCTTGATAATATCTCTTGCCATGGATTTGAACGCATCTTTAGCAGACGATGTGCCGTCAACCATTGACATGAATGCGTTGCTCATAGATGTGGTAATGCTGGTTGCTATTGATTTAACGCGCTCTTGCATTTCGGTTAAACTAGACTTGCCTTTATCAGCAGCATTGGCCAAACCTTCGCTAAAGATATTAACTGGCGCAGGATCTTGCATTAAGCCAAATATCTCTGACAATTTTGTTTTGAACGCATCCCAGCCGCCAGCGGCCTTATCGCTCGCATCGCTTATCTGACTGTCTAAATCTGCCAACTTAGTTTGAATGGCGGTAAGATCAATGATATCTCCACCAACAAGTGGCTGTAATTGTGTAAGACCAACTTTTTCATATATAGTATTAACGCCATCAATAATCTGGTTTATGCCAGCAGTTATTGTTGCGCTGATAAGATTAATTATACCACCAAAGAAAGCCTGTAGCATTGGCCCCATTCTTTTGAAGTATAGGACAAACACGTCAATCCTTGAGCCGATTGCATCGACAAACATACTAAACACATCTCTTAGCGCGCCAAGCGCCATGCCGACACCGCCAACTGCATTCTTTAGGTTAAGGAACATCTCTACAAGTTTAGCCACGCCAAACAATATTGCGATTGGAAGGAACGTTAATAATATTCTTCCGACAGCAGCTAAAGCCCCGCCAAGCACTAGCACAGCAGCACGCATTATAGTCAGCGCCCCAGTAAATCCACCAGAGGCAATTGCTGATGCTAAAACAGCAGCCCTAAATGTTACCATTGCTGAGGAAAGCATACCAGTAGATGCCGATGCTCTTATTGCTGCGGCAACCATCCTTATGCCGACGTATGACGCAAATAGACCAACAGCAATCAATAGCGTGTCAATGTTTTGTAGGAATAGAGTGGACATACCAGAGAACGCGTCTTTTATTGCCCATATACTTGAAACTACATTGCTAAGTGGGGTCTGTAGTGTACCAAGAAGCCCCCCAAAGTTAGACATTTCTTGGCCACTTTTACTCATAGCAACACCAAATGCAGCAAATATAGCTACTCCAGCACCGATAATCGCACCGAATGGCCCAAAGATCTGCAATAACTGTGGGGCTTGCTGGCCAAACGCCTGCATCTTGCTTGTGCCGTTGGCAACCTGAACAGCATAGTCACCAATCTGATAACCAGCTTGCTGTAGGCCCCCCAGCGCAAATTTACGGACATCACGGGTCGCGCTGCCCATAATGCCGCCAAATTGTTTAACCTTGCCGCTGGCGGCGATAACCTGTGCGCCGACGGCCCGTGTTTGACGCTGTACTTGTTGTAAGGGGCCAATTGCGCCACCAACCTGTGCGGCAACTACAATGTTAATGTCTGCCATTCTTGGTTCGCTCCTCAATCAGCCCAAAGTAAGCCACCCACTCATTGTACTCATCTAAAGTGATTTCTTCAATCTCTGCGATGGTTTTACCTAGCCTATCTGCCAATGCGACAAGATTAAGCCTGAATGGGTGTTCCCTTAGTTTTTTTCGTGTTCCTCTACAGAAGGTGCGCCAAATACGGCCCCAAAGACAGTGGCAATTACATTAACAGGCTCACCCATCAATATCGCTTTATCTTCTAGGGTAAATGCACGATCACCTTTTTCATCTTCACACTTATCAATGATCAATTCAACCATTGATGCAAGTGAAGGGCTAGTCAGGAAATCTTTGTATTTGCGTTGCACCTTTTCGATGTCGCGGGCGTTGACTTGGTTGAAAAATAGGCGAAGGGAATTGTCCCCTTCGCCCCATTCTTCAACATCAACAAAGCCGCGTTCTTTTTCGGCTCTCTTAGCCGCGATGCGCTTTGCAATGCTCATGTGTTTACACCGTATCCGTTGTCAGTGCGCCGTTGCCCTGAACAGAGATAGACATCTCAACCAAGCCATCAAAAGATGAATTGATTGTACGCCCAGTAACAATAGCTGCACCGCTAAGGAATGTATCCCCAGTAGTGGAACCTTCAGGATAAAGGTTTAATGTTACTTCGGCACCAATAGTCAAAGCGCCTTGACCAGTGCTGTCTGTTTCGTCCCAAAGGACATCAATTGAGCCACTGTAAGATGTAAGCGATGGTTTGTATGTGCGTGCGCCATCACCCATGCTTGTATCTTCAAGTGTATCTGCCGTTTCCTCAATTGAGAAAGAACGGATTTCTGCGATTGCGTTGGCACCAACCTTTACGGTTCCTTCGCTGCCTGCGTGTGTAGCCATAAAAGCCTCCTATCTGGCCGTTTCAACGTCATTAATGCTTGTAACATATAATACAGAAAAAGTAAGCCTAGCAATGCCTACGGGTTGTTCTGCCTCACCAGAAAAATCTATATCGGTACTAATTAGCACCGTATTCTTTGCAATCCCATTCAGAGTATAGTCAGAAGCGATGGCTTCTTCAACCTGAACGCAGATGGAATCAATTGTATCATCAACATTTGCAGTTGATCTGACATAAGCGTCGACCATGATATTTGCCGTTCTGCTTAATGTCTTAACGCCCATAGTTTGCAGGCCAGAACTCTCGCTGCCAGTGTATATGGTAAGCGCTGGCAAATTAGCCTGCGTCAGAGGATATACCCGGCTTGAATATACACGGCTAGACACCAAGCTCACGCCAGATGTCAGCAGCGTGGCAAATCTATCCCTGATCTGTTGGCGAACGTGTGACATCAGCTTTTCTCCAGTTGCACTTCAGTCACACCAGTTCCATCATGCACCCAAGCGCGAATTGTGTATGTCGTACCAGATATAACCATTGTCTGGCCCTCTGTGATCGACGGGATGTCTGTTGTGCGGCAAGTCAAGCGCGGTTGCTCTTGGTGAACCTGTGCAAATCCGCCAGCGTCAACAGGCACCGTTTCATTGTCAAATATTCCAGTGATTGTGCCACCATCATATGAAACTGAGACTGCGAACTCGTCCACATTCATAATAGTTGATAAGTCTGCTGCAAATGGCAATGGCATTAATTATTCCTTGTCGGTCTTCTTTGCCCGGCGGCTAAATTTAACAGGAGAAGCCGCTTTAAGACCAACACTTCGGTCTTCTACTTCCTGCTTGGCTGGTTTCGCTTCAGCATAGCTTACGCGGCCCATAGAGCTTAGGCTGCGTGCTTCTACATCGCTTAGATCAATCACATCACCAGCAGCACGTTTAGCGCCACCAGCAAAACAGGATTTAAGAACAACATAAGGCATTATCATCTCCAATAGATTGGTGGGGCCAGAAGCCCAGCCCCACCAGTTTAGTATTACGCGCCGTCGTTGTTGAATGCGAACGATACAGCGTGGCGAACGGCCACATCTGCGGTTTGCAATGCAACGATGCGAACTGTGCCTGAAGAAGATGCAGTGTACGGATCGACAGTGATGTCCAACCCGCCATACATACCGATCAAGCAGTCTGCAAAGTTGCCGAAGTACAAGTCGCCAGAAGTGACTTGGTTCGAAACGATTGCGTTATAGCCGTTCATTGAGCCGTCTGGAGCCACAACAAATTGACCTGAACCAGCATCTTTTACAGTTGTTTTAAGAGCGCCGTACATGGAAGCTGGCAGGATGTATGCCAAGTTACCAAGCAATGCGTTGTCTTCAGCAACCGCTGTTTCCATTGCAACAACTTCAGCAAAGGTTGGAACAGCGCCAGCAAATGCTGTTGGTGCGTTGATGCCGCTGGTGTTTTTGATACCAGTTGGCTGACCCGAAGTGCCAGAACCAGCAAGAGCGCCCAAATCAATGGCCAAGGCCAAAGCTGTGGAAAGATCGTTGCGGATCAAGTTTTCGATATCGAGCGAAGACTGCATCATCATCAAGCGTGTGATGTCAGTAAATGCGCCAACAGTGCGTGGGGTCATTGTTATTTGACCAAATGTTGGTTCACTTTCCGAAGATGCTCCACCTTCCGAAGAAATCCAGCCACCAGCAGATGCGGCACTTTTCTTTGGAATAGCTACGTTGCCCGATAGGCCAGTTAGCATAGTAGCGCCAGCAGCCATAACCGAAGATGCGTTGCGAAGAACATCAACAAAATCGCCGCCACGGAAGTCTTCGGCAACTAGGCCGCCGTCATCCGAAGTGTTGATGTCGCGCTTTGCCCATTGACGCAGAACGTCTGTTGGGATCATCAAGCCACGGGCCTCACGGCCATATACAGCTTGAGCAGCGGCAGATGCTTCGAACTCGAAAGCAGCGTCGCGCTGTGCATTACGGTCAGTTGGGTTCGCCATAGCGCGGATAGCGCGCATTAGCGAGAAGTTGCGAACTTCTTTCTTGGTCAAACCAAGGTCTTGCGCTTCCAATGGTGCATTGCCGATAACTTCTAGCAATTCGCCACGGAATTGAGCAAGTGACTTGCCCTCAGAAACAGCTTTTTCAGCCATTTCGCGCTTGTTGTGTTTTGACGCAAGGCGGAAGATTTCCGCAGTGTCTTTGGCAGCGGAGCGGGCAGCTTCAGCCTTGACCGCTTCCATATCTACTTGATGTTCCATTGGGAACTCCTTTGTAATTTGGATTGAAGTGGGTTGTGTATCAAGGTTGTCAACTGCGCTGCGCCCCACACCGACTGTCCTGTCAGCAGGGATCGAAACA